GTTGCCGCTTACTTGCTTTGGAAGATCGTATTCAACGAAGAATACTCGATCGCTATTCTGGCCAACAAAGACAGACAGGCTCGAGAGATTCTTGGCCGTATTCAGTTGATGTTTGAGCATCTTCCGAAGTGGCTTCAAATGGGTGTTACCGAATGGAATAAGGGTAACATTAAGCTTGAGAATGGATCTGAAATCCTTGCTTCGGCTACCTCATCATCTGCTATTCGTGGTACTTCTCAGAACATGGTTTACCTCGACGAGTTTGCCTTCGTTCCGACCAACATCCAAGACGAGTTCTTCGCTTCGGTTTATCCTACCATTTCATCCGGCCAAAGTTCGAAGGTTCTCGTGACTTCGACACCGAACGGTATGAACATGTTTTACCGCATTTGGACAGAGTCTGAAGAAGGTAGAAATGCTTATGCTCGTGTCGACGTTCACTGGTCACAGATTCCTGGCCGTGACGAAGCATGGAAAGAACAGACGATCAGCAACACGTCTGAAGAACAGTTCAGACAAGAATATGAGTGCGAGTTCCTTGGATCTTCGAACACTCTGATCCATCCTACCAAACTTCGTAACATGGTCTATAAGCATCCGATTGCACAGGCAGACGGTGGACTCAAGATCTATGAAGAGCCAGAACCAGATACAATCTATGCTATCGTAGTTGATACATCTCGAGGAGCCGGCGCCGACTATTCAGCTTTCATTGTTGTGAATGTATCGACGATGCCTTATCGACAAGTGGCAGCATATCGAAATAACTTGATATCGCCGATGATCTATCCGAACATCATATATAATGCGGCTATCAAATATAACGATGCTCTTGTTCTTGTAGAAACAAACGATATTGGTCAACAGGTGGCCGACATTTTGCACTATGATCTTGAGTATGACGGTGTTCTTGTGACTGCAAATAACGGCAGAACAGGACAAAGTCTGTCAGGAGGTTTTGCTACTACCACTCACTATGGTGTCAAGACTACGAAGCAAGTCAAAAGAGTTGGTTGTGCCACGCTCAAGACTCTCGTAGAATCTGATAAGTTCTTGATATATGATTATGACACTATCTATGAGTTGACTCGCTTCTCGCTGAAGAACAGTCTAAAGGGTAACCAGTCATACGAAGCAGAAGACGGCAACGATGACATGGCCATGTGTTGTGTTCTCTTTGCGTGGTTAACTACTCAACCGTATCTGAAAGAAATTACGAATATTGATATTCGTATGCAAATTTACGAGCAAAATGAGAAGATGCTCGAACAACAAATGCTTCCATTCGGACTGATGAGCACAGGCGATGATACACACGATGAAGAAGTAAATGAACCACTCTTCGATGGTGGACCGAAAGATGATTTCTGGGTTGCCAAGAAGATGGGATTCTTTGAAGGAAACTTTTAATATGAAAAACGAATACGGACTTAATCTGAAAAAATTAATTAAACCCATGAAGTATGCATTGAATAATCCTGGGAAAGCTTTAATTTTTATTTTACAAGTAGTACGTCATGGCAGTGGACCTTCTTTAAAATATACGTATAAAAAAATGCTCGAAACTCGAACGGGCGGAGAGATGGCATATAAGTCTGAAGAAATATCAGAATATTTGCCTGGTCTCGTGAATAGGCCTGAAAAATCTGTTGGTAAGGCCGCAGCTGATTGTTTTCAACATCATCGATTAGCTATTGTAGCAATGAGTAGAAAAAATGCTGCTGATCAATGGATTGAAGCTAAACATCCTTACAGCTGGATGGCGAGAAGATATCGTGATACTCATGACATATGGCACATTTTAACAGATTATCCTACAACCGCAGAAGGAGAAATGTGCATGATAATGTTTTCTTATGCGCAAACACGCTCGCTTGCATGGTTAGTAATTAGTTTAAGTATCTTATTCACACTTTTAATAAGACGTCCTTTGGCATCTTTCGTTTTACTTCGAATGGTGTATGAAGCATATCGAAATGGCAAAAGAGCTAAGTTTCTATTAGCCGAAAATTATGATGAACTACTATCTGAAAATCTAGATTCTGCTAGGGAACGACTGAACATCCGCTTGCCGAAAGCCTTTGTTAACAGATCTCCTAATTTTTTGAAGTTATAAATAAAGCAAATGCAACTTATATGACTAACCTTTAAAGGGAGATAACAATGGCGTTTCAAGTCAGCCCGGGAATTAACGTTTCTGAAATTGATCTTACAACATCTGTTCCGGCACTTGCGACTACGGTCGGCGGTTTCGGCGGAGTATTTCGTTGGGGACCAGTTGGAAAGTTTGTTCTTGTAGATTCAGAAAATACACTCACAAATCGTTTTGGTAAGCCGAACTCGGATAACTACGAAACGTTCTTCACAGCAGCCAACTTCCTTTCATACGGAAATGCACTGTATGTTTCACGCGCAGGAACCACATCAGGTTTTGCTAATAGCTCGTCTATTACTCTTGACAGTGACGTATCGCTTGCTGCCAACGGTAATGCTCTTGGTCTTACTGCGGGTGTTCTCGTACAAGGTGACGGCATTGCTGATAACACCTTTGTAACAGCAGTAACTAACAGCTCGATCACTATCTCGAAAGCAGCTACTACAAGTGGTTCATCTCTGCTTTCATTCATTGCAAACAACCGCGTTCTATCTGCTTATGCTGGTAATACAGCTACAGTAGTGACATCAAGTGTAGTAGTAAAGAATTCAGAAGATTTCGAAAACCTAAATGCAAACGCCAGCAACTTCACAGGAACCGAGTTCATCGCTCGTTATCCTGGTGCACTCGGCAACTCGCTGAAGGTTTCGATGTGCGACAGCGCAGCTCAGTATGCTGAGACAGTTACATTTGAAACTAATACCACTTATGGTTCAACAACAGCAAACACTTATGCTCTTGCAGATCTTACAAGCGCTACGATGTCGATCGCTGTGGGTAGCAATACTGCTAACGTTGTCTTCGTATGGTCAGGCGACGATTTCGCCGATCGCGTAGCCAATTCTTCAATCGCGCGAGTAGTTGGATCAAACGGTGTATCAACTAACTTCATCTCGCTTGCAACCGCAAATACGCTGTTCACAAATGGTGATGCAGTATGGTATGCAAGAGGCGCAGCAAATAGTGTAAACAGTATTCAGGGTCTATCTGAAGGCACAACTTACTTTGTTATTGCAGCTAATACTACTGGTCTTTCACTGTCACTCACTTCTGGCGGTTCAGCGGTTGCTATCTCGAACGGCGCTGCCAACGCAGACGTATACTTCACTAAGCAATCTGCAACAGACCTTGGTCTTACACTTGCACAAGCACGTCTTGCGGTTACAGCAGTTCGCGATAAGATTTCGGTGGGCGACTACGTAGAAGTTGGTAATACTGACGTTGGTAAGCAGAACATGAAGGTTACTTCGAAGGGCGCACAAGCTGACGATGGTACGAACATCTTCTTCAATATCGGTTTCGATACCACTTGGAACAAGTCGACTAACTTCAGCGGTACTTCGCTGAAGCGTCAATGGGAATACTTCAACGTTGTAGAATCTGCTCCAGGTGTATCTTCATCGATGACAAATGCGGGTCGCACTGTTACTGACGAAGTTTCAGTTGTTGTAGTTGACGAAGATGGTCTGATCAGCGGAACACCTGGTCAAGTTCTTGAAATCTACCAAAACCTTTCACGTGCAACAGATGCCAAGAAAGATGACGGTACGACCAACTACTATAAGACTGCTATCAATGACTTCTCACGTTGGGTTTGGGCAACAAAGGACAGAGCAGGAGCTGCTTCAGCTATTCTTGCAGATCTTGCTGAATCGACCAACACAACGACATATACAAAGTCGTTTGTTCGCGGTGTAGACGGCGCGACAGAAGGCACCGCATCGCTGGCCGCTCTTGGTGCTGCATATGATCTCTTTGCAGATGCAAGCACAGTAGATATTTCTCTACTTCTTCAAGGTAAGGCAACTGGTACTAATGATGTTCAGCTAGCTAACTATCTGATCGATAATATTGCAGAAGTTCGTAAGGACTGCGTAGTGTTCGTTTCTCCAGCATACTCTGATGTTGTAGGTGTGAATACAGAAAATGCTCAAGCACAGAATGTCGTAGATTTCAGACGTCTTCTACGTAACACTTCATACGCTTTCATGGATTCTGGTTACAAGTATCAGTACGACAAGTATGCAGACGTATATCGCTACGTTCCACTGAACGGTGATATTGCTGGCCTTACAGCTCGCAGTGATAGCCTCAGAGATCCTTGGTTCTCTCCAGCTGGATTCACTCGCGGTCAAATCAGAAATCTTGTTAAACTGGCATTCAGCCCTGGCAAAAATGACAGAGATCTTCTATACAAGAACGACGTCAACCCAGTGGTAACATTCCCAGGTCAAGGAACAGTACTCTACGGAGATAAGACTCTTCTAGGTCGTGCAAGCGCATTCGATCGTATTAACGTACGTCGTCTGTTCATCGTTCTTGAAAAAGCAATCGCTACAGCTTCAAACTCTACTCTGTTTGAATTCAACGACGATTTCACAAGATCACAGTTTGTTAATCTGGTTGAGCCATATCTTCGCGACGTTCAAGGTCGTCGTGGAATCTTTGACTTCCGCGTGGTTTGTGACGAGACGAACAACACTGCTGAAGTAATCGACAGCAATCGCTTTGTTGGAGACATCTACATCAAGCCTGCCAAGTCGATCAACTTCATCCAGCTAAACTTCGTCGCCGTAAGATCTGGTGTCGAGTTCAACGAAATCGCTGGCCAGTTCTAATAAATAAGATAAACCTAGGAGGAAAGTAAATGGCTTTTAATATCAATGAAATGAGAAGCCAACTAGCTTTTGGCGGTGCAAGACAAAACCTGTTCCAAGTGGATATTTCAAATCCCGCGAACAATGCTGGAGATCGAAAAACAAGATTCATGTGTCAGGCAGCTCAGCTGCCTGGCTCTGATCTTGGAGTCATTCCAGTGTTTTACTTTGGTCGTCAAATGAAGTTAGCTGGTGACAGAACGTTCGCCGAGTGGACAGTAACAATCATCAACGATGAAGACTTCCTGATCCGTAACGCAATGGAAGAATGGTCGAATGCTATCAATCGTCTACAACGTAACGTAAGAGAAATTGGCCCTGGATACAAGTCACAGGCGACAGTTACTCAGTTTGGTAAGGACGGTTCGAAGATCCGTACTTATGATTTCAACGGAATCTTCCCAAGTAATATCAGCCCAATCGAACTTGACTGGTCTACAACCGATCAAATCGAACTGTTCCAGGTAACGTTCCAATATGACTACTGGTCAGTTGGTAGGGTCGGACAGACAGGCGATGCCGGCGGTGATTAATAAGTAAAGGGT